TTTCGGTGTTCTGTTCTTCAATCCTTTCATTGGCTATCCTGTCGGCTTCCTCGCGACCCTCGGCGGCGACCTGCCACCCGTCCTTAATCTTCTCGGCTGCGGCAAGGTGTTGCCTTGCGGAGTGCGCGGCCCAGTCGTTATCGGCCTTGGTGCGTTTTTTCAGTTCATTCTGATATGCCTCGGTGACCATCTGCTGGAGTTTGACATCATCTCCCGCGATCTTCATGTCCTCGTCATACTGCTTTTTCAGTTCATAAGCGGCTTGCTCAGTTTGGGTCATGCCCTCTTTTGCGAGGGCGTCTGTAACGTCTTCTTCAAGGCGCTTCCTGTCGTCGGCGAGCCGTTCGGCAATTCTGGCTTTCTCATTTGCCGCACCTTTGGTTGTCTCGACATCTTCGGCGGTAGCGGCCCCGGTTTTCTTGACAGCCAGATACTCGGCTTCGGCGGCATTCAGCGACACCGATGCGGCGGCGGTGCTGGCCTGTCCCTTTTGTTTAAGCGCCTCAATCTGTTTTTCGGTCGCGGCAATTTGTTCGTTGACCGCATCAAGTTCGTCTCTTTGAGCTTTCTTTTGCTCGGCAGTGAAAACCCAATACCGACCGGCTTCATCCTTTTTCTGCCTCAATTCATCAAGTTTGGCGTTGAGAGCGCCAACCCCTGAAGCATTTTCCTTGAGTGCCTGGTTAAGCTCTTCTGCATTCGATGTCGCATACTCGAAAAACGAAAGCTCGCCTGCCGCTACCGCCCTGAGTCCCTGTATTGACCGGCCGATATTGCCGAAAGCCTCAACGGTTGAACCGGCAAGCCCGATCATCTCGGTCAGAAGTGATAGAATGCCGTCTTTGTTTTCGGTAATAACTTCGGCGAGATCAAGGACGGCCGTAGCCACGCCATCGGTTGCCCCGCTGCTGTCATTGGCTGAATCAATAATATCCTTGTACGCGTTGTCGAGGACGGTCAGGGCTTGCGTGACCGTGACTTTCATCTGAGAAAATTCTTTCTCAATGCCGGATGCGCCGTTTTTGAACGCTTCGAGAAAGGCCTTTGATGTCAATTCACCATCAAGCATTTTCTGCCGCAACTCGCCGAGCGTGATCCCGCCATTCGCCCAACCTGCGGCCACCGCCTCAAGAATCCGAGGCGTATTTTCCATCATCGAATTGTATTCTTCGGCCCGGACGACGCCACCCTGCAGGGCTTGCGTCATTTGCATGATGCCGGCCTTTGCATTCTCGGTGCTGGCACCAGAGACGATCATGGCCTTGTTTATTGAGTCGGTCAGTGCAATGCGCTCTTGCTCTGTCGTCCCGAGCTCTCTTGTGGCCCTGGATAGTCTGGTGTAAAGATCGGCGGTTGTTTCGTAGGAACTGCGGCCTTCGTTGGCTGATTGCAGCAGGCTGGCCTGAACCCTGACCAGTTCTTCGGATGATCCGGTGACAAGCTTCAACCGGGATTCAAGATTGGTGTAATTGTCTGCTACAGAGATGATCTCCCGCCCGAGAGCGACCATGGACACGCCACCAATGACGGCGGCCATGCCTTTCCACGAGGCCGATATTGCATTGCCGGCGGACTGGCCTTTTTTGCCGGCGGCGTCGAGATTTGTACCGAATTTCCGTAGAGACGCAGACCCTGCAGAGTCGTCAACCTTGATGTCAATCTTTATGGTGCTGGCGTTGCTCATTTCCTACCCATCAGCGGACAAGACATCGTTTTTGGTTGTAACGCTTCTCGGACCTGGCCTAAATCAATCCACTCGTCAATCGTTAAATCGTTGGCCTTGAATGGATATCCACCGTTCTGTAGCGATAAAAGATGGAGCAGCTTCAGGGTGTACTGATCGAGATCAGACTGTTTCTTTTTCGGGCATTGAGAGCATGCCCAGGTCAAACCAGCCTCGCCGAACTCGTCAAGGCATTTGGCCTGCTCGTCGTCATTGCAAAGACCTTTCCGCAACGCGGCCAGGTCTTCCGCTACTTTCCCGCATCAAACACCCTCACGGATGATTTTACCGGCGTTGCGCCCCGACGAAACACATGCAAGGTAAACCTGGCAACGAGATCATCGGCAAACTCGCGGAGGAAACCTTTCCAGTCCTCGAAATAGTGCTCTGATTTTGGGTCCGACGACACCGGCACCCAGTCGCCGTTTTCATTCACTCGCTCAAAGTCGCCGTCACGGATGCCGGTTATCTTTTCAAGGCCAAGGTCAATCTGTTCCTCGACAACGTCGGCCTCGATGCTCCCGCCTTTGCGTTTCTGGAAATTGTTCTCAAAGCGGAGATCGTCTTGAGTGGTTGGGCGGTTGTAATAAAACACAATCTCTGTATCAGAGAGATCGTCCCGCATTATCGCCTCAAATTCCCTTGTGCCGCGTCTGGCCATAATCCCTCGTTATGCTGCGTAGGCAGCCTGTAGATTTTTCACCCTGGCGATTACCGAGCCATAGGTTGCATGCTCCATGATCTGCAGCTCGACCGATTCATTGACTACTTTGCCGTCAACGCTCGGGTCGGCGGACATGACGGCCAGCAGCGGATAAATCACCTCGACCTCGTAGTTGTGCGAGCCGTCGATCTCGGCACCGGTGAACAGGACACGGAGGCCAAATTCCTCGTTCTCGGTCACGGCGTTCTGCATGATCGCTTCTTTCATTTTCCGGCCGATGGAAATGGACTGGTCGCGGCCGTCACGGAAATAACTGGAAGCATAGGCCCCGCCGGCACCCGGCCGGAACTCAACATTTCCGCCATTGGCAAATTTCCAGGAAAAATCCTCGATCTCGGACGATACGGTGCGGCCGCCAGCGAATGCGGTCCCGGACCATGCCCCACCCATTATGAGCGACATCTCGGAGATTCTCAGCGGCGTTTCCTGGATCCTGGCCGGGAAGGTGAAGGCTGCGTCTTCGGTCGGCACATAGAGGACTTTGAAATTGATCAGCGTCGCGGTACCGCCAGCCGGGGCGGTTATGGTGATAGCTGCAGGCGTTGCGGAAGAGACGGCTGAAAACGTAACCTCGGTCCAGACACCAGCGGCGACCTCGGCCCTAATCCGGTGGACGCTGTCGAGCCTGGCGGCGGCGGTCGACCCCTGTACTGCATTTGCAGCCAGGGTCAGTGTCGTACTGTTGCCGGCGGCGTTGACTGTTTCCTCAGTGATATTCTGTACTACCTTGCCGGTGCCCTTAATGTCTGCGCTCAGTTTGACAAATTCACCCTTGGCGGCCGAGAGCGTGAATCCATCGACAAACAGAGAAAGCAGCCTTTTCTTGATGATGGAATTGCCAAGGCGTTGCATACCGGTGAATGACGGGTTACTGCGGTCGTCATCCAAGTCACCGGCAATCGGCGTGATGGTATGCTGGTATCCGGCACCTGCTGCGGCAGATGAACACGACCCGAGCGCGTACGCCATGATGAAGGCGGCGTGTTGCGGCTGCATCTTCTCGAAATTCACCGATGCCTCGACCGTCTGGCCCATGTTGTAGATCTGGTCGACCTCTTCCAGTCCGGTCGCCTCATTCGCATTGTTCTCGGTGATGGGTTTCGGGTTGATGACATCGCCGATGGCAATCATCATCGACACATCGGTTGCCTTTTCGGTATTGATCGCGGTCTCGCGGGCGTAAGCGGAGACGGCGAATAGATTCTGTTTTGCGCGGGTTGATCTCATTCCGTCACCTCGTCAGCCTTCGCGGCCTTTTTCATTTTCATCGGGACAGGCTCGGGCGCGATCTCTTCAAACCGGCTGGCCTCTTCCTTGGGGATTTCGTTGTATGCGACTCCGACGCGGTAGATACGGCCAGAAAATAGCCCATCGACCACCCGAAACGACTCTTGTCCGGTTCTCAATTTATAGGCCATCTCAGCCCTCCCGTATCATCGTGTAAATGTATTGCCGTGGCAGTTGCACCAACAGCGGCTCGCCAAGTTCCGGTCTGACCGCTGTCTCGCCGTCCGGGCCGACCTCGACGGACTCAAACCCTGAGAGAGAGAGGCCGTTGTCGGTCAAAATTGCCTGGATATCGTCGGCGAAGTCGTAAAGGCCGGTTGTTCCGCACAAGGCAGTCTCGCCATCAGCCGATTGCGGCATGAAGCAGGAAACCACCACCGTTGCTCGGATATCGAGGGCATTGCCGCCCAGTTCTTCCGGTTCTCGCCTGACTGGTCTGATAGATATGGCGGTATTGCCGATATTCTCAGGCCTCCACCTATCGTCCGGCGTGATATAGCAATCCGTTGCGGCCGACAGTTGAGATATGGTTTTCAGAGCATTCCTTATTGCCGGCAACAGTGCTTTCATCGCGGATACTCCATTTCTCCGACCCTTGGATTCGATAGGGTGACGACATAGGTAAATCCGTCATATTTGACCTGGTCGACGGTATACGACGCGCCGTCGTAGGTCATTTTCTGGCGGATGCTTGGCGGCGATGCGAGGTCGGTTTTCTTGATCTCAAGGTCGAACATCTCGACCCATGAGCCGTCGATCTCGGATCGGCCGGTTATCTTGTCACCCACGACTACCACCAGCGACACGCTATTGATTGTGTGCGTCGAGGCAAAGCCGTTGAGATCGAAGATTATGTTGAGGTCCGGCTCAATCATTCGCCTTTTTCAACCAGGTCAACCTTTCTTGCGGTAGCGGCGTCAAGGTTTTCAAGGCCGACAACTTCACCTGAAATAAACTGGATTTTCCCGGTTATTTCGTAGGTGTCTTTGCCTTTTGACGGCCTTAAAAAACTCTTTCGCTTGCCGGCCTGTTCGGCATTCAGCCTGATCCTGCCGGTATGCAATTCCAATATCTGATTGGTTTTGTATGTTTTCATGTCACCTCGACACCCCGGCTATAATTGCAGCCGGGGTATTGATTGGTTTCGGGATTAGGTGAGGGTCACAAGACAGGCCCGCTGCCAAAGGGCATAGGCCGCATTGCCGTGATAATCCAGGCCATACTGATACCTGTAGTTGTCATGGGCATAGTCGGACCCCTCGGCCTTCTGTGAATACTTGACGGCCGTCTCGCGCTGTGAGGCAAAGGCTTTGATCCTTGCGTCGGTACGGAAAATGGCAATCTTTGTGGTCCACGTCAGGTCGAGGTTGACCTCAGCGTCAATCCTGAACTTGCTTTTGAGTGCGGTCAGTGCGGTCTGGCTGGCGGCTATCTGTTGGTTGGTCGCGACGGCCTGGAAAACCGTGTTGAAAAACGACACCGGGGCCATCACCAGGAACTGAGACGCGCCCTGGTTGATCGGCTTGCCGGCGGAATCCTTGAAAGACATAATCTGCGCGATACCGGCGGCGATTGCGCCCTGCATTTCCTCAACAGAAGGGGCTGTCGTGGTTCCGTGAACAGCGGCCGGCAGGCTGGCGATGGTTACAGAGATGTCATTGCTCTGGGTCCCGGAGTCGCCCTCGGCGTGTGATGCCGAAAAGAAATACTGGCCATCGTAGCAAATCCCGGTCTCACCATTGTCGATCAGGGTAGAAACAAGAGATGCCGGATGGGCAATGGCACGGGCGGAAAGGTCTTCAACCCCGGCAAGGATAAAATCAAACTTATCCCGGCGCATGTCGTCGATGCTGACATCGAGCGTATCCTCGAAATGCTTATTGGGGATGACAATCGAGCTTTCGGTGAAGCCCTTTGCGTTACGTCCACCGACCCACTCGCGCATGGCTGGAGTTGCGGAAAGCAGCGGATATGTCTCTGACCCTTGGTCGCTAAAAAACTGATTTGCCACCAACCCGAACCATTCGGGCGGCCTCTCAACTTCAAGAGCCCTCAAAAACTCGCCTTTTACTGCTCTGCTGGTAATAAGATCCATGTATTTGTCCTCCTGCCTCCCGGCAGTAGCTGATTTATAACGGCCTGGCCAGTCTCCCGACGGTCAGGCGCTTCGTGCCGGGCTTATGCGATGGTCCAGGTGCCCTTGATCTGGTCGACCGTTGCCCCGTCGGTATGACCATTGGTGATCGTGATAAAGTCGCCGCGACAGGCGGTTGCCTTGGTATTTACCGCCACACCACCATCAGCTCCGGTATCATCCGGGCCATGGAGCTTGTCTGCGTTATCGGGATCGACGCTTACCTGGACTGTCCCGAACGGCCCCATACAGATCAGCCGACAGTTGCTGAGAGCTACAGCGGTTGCCGGCAGGGTGATAACGGTGTCGACTGTGCAGAAAATATCCTTACCGCTGTCCTGTGCGTCCAGGGTCAGGGTTGCGGCCGACAAGGTCTGACGGAATTTGCCCTGGTATGGATCGACAAAACCATCAACATCGAACTTGACCTCTACCACTCCGGACGATACAAACCTTTTGACAAAGCCGATGAACACGGCCCCGGTCGGCAGGAAGGTGAAAGTATTGTCATCAGTGGCGTAGACCGGCTGGTTGATGTCGGTGATGACGGCCCCGGTTACCGGAAGGACCATTGTTCCATTTTCGATAACCCTGATGTTTTTTGCAGCAGCAGCGCCTGTCGAATTGTCTGCCTTTGCTTCGGCAAACCCGACGAAAAGGTCGACAGAGGTCAGCGGCCTGGCGTGGCCGGTTCCCTTGACGACACCAACTGCGGCACCCTCATAGATGATGTCGGAAGCAATCATCGGGATTTCGTTGATATCCCCGATTACCTTTGCCCTTGGAGTGTTTACGGCGAGAGTAGTCATTATTTTTCACCTCTGTCTTTCGGGTTTCTTTCTTTGAAGTTTTTGCTTCCTTTGATCGTTGCCAGGTAGGTCTCGAACCTGTCGGCGAACTCGTTCCGCAAATCCTCGCTCTTGTCCCAATCAGCCTTGGCCTTTTCCTCGGCTGTCATCTTCGGCGGTTCATCCTGTGACGGCGGGATGACCTTCGGTGCATCATTGGTCAGGGTGTTGAGGACATCGCCCCGGAGTTTCTTTTCAGCCTGAAGGATCATGACCGCTGCCTCCGGCCCGGTGGTTTTCATGTCATTGGCCAGGGTTTCGATCAGCGCCTCGTGGCCTGGGATTGAATTGGCCCTGACATCAGACTGGCGACTGTTTTCAGCCTTGACGCCTTCGGCATGGCCTTCTGCCTGTAATGCTTTCACGATGTCCGGGTATTCCGCCCTGATTCGATCAAGGGTAATCTCCGGCACTACTGGTGTTTTTTCAGCCATATTGTTCACCTCTATGGGAGAAAGATTTGTACCGGGGAGCCCGGCCTTGATAAGCGCTGCCGGAGCATTCCGGAAGCGTGATAAAACCTCTTCGTCGTATTTCGCCTGAGCCTGTACGGCCCCGGTGACGGTGTCGGCGAACCCCATATCGACGGCCTCTTGTGCCGTCATCCAGGTTTCAGCCGTCATCAGGTTGGCAATTTCCTTGTCGTCCTTGCCGGTCTTGTTCCGGTAGGCTGCGGTGATTCCAACTTTTATCTTGTCGAGCATTTCAGCTGCAGCCCGGAAATCGTCGGCATTGCCCCCGGCATACGTCCAAGGGTCATGAATCATCAGCATGCCGTTCTCGGGGATCTCGATATCATCGCCGGCCATAGCAATCACTGAGGCAATTGAGGCGGCGATGCCGTCAATCTTGACATGCACCTTTGCCTTGTGCGCTTTCAGCCCGTTGTAAATGGCGTTCCCCTCAAAGACGGATCCACCGAGCGAATTTATTCTCAGATCGATGTCGTCAACATCGAGACCGTTGAGATCGGTAATGAAATCCTTCGCCCCAACTCCGGACCCATCCCACCAGCTTTTCCCGATCTGTTCATAGATCAGGATTTCGGCCCGGCGAGCTTCGGCCTTATTATTAATCTGCCAGTATTTTTTCATTCGTCGCCATCCTCCGGCGTTATCTTTGTCGTCTCAATCTCAGCTGCCGGCAGTGTCCCGGCACTTATCGCCAGCATGTTATCGGCCCGCCGTTGCGTGACCTCTTTTAGCCGTTGCTGGTACACCGGATCGCGGTCACGGCCGGTCAGGTATGTGGTCTCGATTGCCTCGTTGCTCAGTCCGCCGTCGATCCTCATGAGGGCAGATTTGATTGCTACATCTTCGCGGATATGGCCAGGAGCATCGCCAACCCAGTCACACGCCAGCCATGCCGCCCGGATGAGTGGATCGCCGGAAAGAAAACCCGGTGCGGAGATGCGGCCGGATGCTACGGCCTCGGTCAGCCATAACTCATAGATCGGTTGGCAGAAATACTCGGCCAGCCATTCCCTTTTTCCTTTGAAATACCGCCATGCCTCAAGGAATGCGGCCTGCGCGGCGGTGAATGAGGTGTTGAATAGCTTCAGCATGACCTCGACCGGGATGCCCAACCTGGCGCCGATCTGTTTGGAAATCGCATTGACGAAAGGATCAAAATTGACGTTTGGGATTTTCGGGTCGGCGAATTGAACCTCTTCGCCTTCGGCCAGGTCGATGATGTTGCCGTTTCCGAGCTTGAAATCCTTGTCGCTGGTGCTGCCGCCGGTCTCCGGCTGCAGATCAACCAGGTCGAGGCCTTGACCTTCGGCAGATTTGACAAACACCGTGAATAGTGACGACACAACCGCCCGCATGATCTCATTTTCCGTCATCCGGGAAAGCTGCTTGATTTCCTCGATGACCGGCGCAAGGAATGGCACTCCGCGATTCTGGCCTACGCGGAGTTTATGATAGAGAAGCCATGAAACCTGCTGGTCGCGGCTGTTTCTGGCGGGAACGGCTTTCCACTCTGCCGTGTGTCGGTAGGCGTTACCCGGATGCGTCGTGGCAATATGGTATCGCTTGACGACACCGTTCTGGTCTCGCTCGACACCCCCGGAAAATGTGTCCGTATCGGCAGTGTTGTTCGGATTATTGACCCGGTCGGCCTCGATCAATTGCACCTTGAGTGCGTATGTGTCTGATGGGTACCGGAGGAAAGGTGTTGAAACCAGCACATCGCCATTTTCCAGGCTCGACCTGAATGCCAGTTCCTGCATGCCGTAAAAGGTCAGTTGCCGCTGAATGTCGCACGATTTGATAAAAAGTCCGAATTCTGCCTCGGTCTTTTCTTCCCACTCGGTTGCGGCATCGTCTTCAAGCCCCAAAACCTTGCGCTTGATGGTGCATTGAAGGGAAAGGCCGGTCCCGACAACCGAGATTACGTTCGTGTCAATCGCGGCCCCGCCGATTGAGTTGTTGCGGTAGAGATCGCGGGATGCTTCGCGCAATTCGGCGAGATCGGGGAGGAGGTCGGCGTCGGCATCACCACTGCTTTTTGTCCAGCCGGAGAGCGACCGGCGCGTCTTGTTGGCGCCGTGATATGATGCCATGGCGAACGCGGCCCGGGTCTGGTAGACCTTGGCGGCGTATTTCGGGGCAACTAGGCCAAGGCTTTTTTCCCAGAGATTCGGCTGTGGGATCTTCCGTCTCATACGTCCACCGGAGTAATACCGCGAACCCGGATACCGCGTCGGCCGGATGTTTCCTTCGCTACGAGCGGCATGAGACGTTCCTCGCGCTTGTAGAGCGTGGCAAGGTCAGCCTTGGTGTACTGTTTTCCGGAAATTGTAAGAGACTGCGCCCCTGCCTCGATTGCGGCAATGGCGTTTTGGCATGATTCAAGCTGTTCAAGATAGGTTTTTACAGCCATTTTACCCCTGAAACGCAAAAAGCCCCTGGACACGTCTTGCAGCGTCCAGGGGCTTCAATCACCCGAAAAATATGGGTTTCGGCTTACCTTTAGAAATTACTTTAAGTCTCCTTGTATTCCGGTTTTATGGAAAAGTCAAATATTTTTTACTGTATTGCGGAAATTTCCTGTTTTTCGGAAAATCACAGTCCGCTGTCACGGACCTTGCGCTTTTTCTGCAACCTCACAACCTCGCCACGATTTACCTGCATGTCACCGATGCCGCCCTGGCCGAAATTGACGATGAATGACACCTGCCCGGTCCATCTTTCGGCCTTTGCCGATGCCATCCGCAGGACGATACCGGCGATTATCTCCTGCTGATCGTCGTCGAGGTTCTGCCAGAGGCGCTGGAGGTCGGCATTGATCATAATTGTTTCTTTTGATGTTTCTTTATGGCCATAATTATGGCAGATAGTGCCATTTTACATACCGCCATCTCGTCTACTTCTCCAAGTTCTGGAAAATCACCAACAAATGCAACCTCCCCGTTCATGCATATTTCTACCGTATCAATCTTGTCTTTTAATTTTAATGTTTCTCTTGCCGCGCGCTCCATGTCTTCAAATAAGTAATCTTGGCTCGTCATTGCAATTAACATAACGATATGGTCTACCATTCAAACCTCCTTTTTTATACCGTAACCCCGCCAGACCTCACCCGCCGCCCGCTCCGCATTTGCGGCCGCGTCTGCATCGGTAATTCAAGTCGCGTGTGCTCGACTTGGGCATCGTACAGCTCTTTCAGTTGCCGCAAGTTCTTGTTCAACCGGATGAATGCCGCCATATTGCCAACCCTGCAGTCAAGAGGCTCATTCGGCCCGAGCTTGAACCATTTGTGGCCGACAATCGTCCCGGCTCGGCGGTCTGGCCGCTTTTCCTCGTTCGTCAGCCGCTTAAAATACTGGCCCTCATAAAAATCCGGCTCGGCGTAGTGTTTCGGGAAATGGCAGTATCCCGGACCCGGCTCGTGGATTTTGTTCAGCCGGTTGAAAACGGTCTCCTTTGCCTCGTCCGTATTGATTGGAAACTGCAGGGCTTTGATCTTATCGCCCTGCATCGACCCCTTGCCCAGCAGCGGCCCGGAATATTGCGCCTTGCCTTTCGTCGCATAGATATTCCGGCGTTTTCTTGGCCTGGTGAACTGAAACACCCTGCCAGGCAAGTACCCGGAATCGATCATTCCGCCACTTACCGGCAGGACAATGCCATCTTGCCGGACGAACTTACGCAATGTCTGGTCATCAAGGTGCTGCCAGATGTCGTCATCCCCGGGATCGCCGGGGATGACGACATAATCCAGTGACCATGATTCCTCGCCGACGCCCCACCCAGTGAATTCAACCTCGATCCGGCTGTTTTTGCCACCCTGAACATCGGCGCCGAATGTGACCATGAGAACCTCGTTTGGAATTGCGTCGGTGTGGTAATCATCAAGGCGGTCACCGGAAAATTGATCGTCGGCTACCTTGTCGCCTTTTTCTTCCCAGGTTTCGGCCAGGCGGGTATTGATAATCGTTTTCAGCTTAGAGTTTGACCCTGTCCTGCTTTCCTCGACCGCCTCAAGCCACTTCTCAATTGTGTCCGACCATGTTGTAAAATAACTGTATGCTGCCCAAATGTGCGCGGCAATTCGCTTTGGTCGGTCAATTGCATCACCGTTTTCATCGTAGAAAAGGTCTGTTTCGTCGTCGTAATAAAATCCATCCTCGGTCTGCCATCGGCCGGCCGCGTCCATTGCCGGGTATTGGTGATATTCGACAGGATGCCCGCAATGCTCGCACCGATATCTAACGCCTTCCGTCTCGTTTTTGAGGTTAACGAATTTCAACCGCTGCGGTCCCTCGCATTCTGGACATGGCACATAGCGGTAGAATAGCATCTTGCAGTTCGCCACAGCCTTTTCAATGAGGGAAACGCCCTTCACGCGGGGAGTGCTGCCCCGGATTGACTTCGGGAAGCTGCTTGTTTGCGTCCTGGTGTCGCCAAGTTCGAGCGGTGATCCTTCGCCATCCACATCCACATCGAAACCGTCAAGCTCGTCATACATGACGACATCTTTCGTCATGCGGCGGAAATTGCGGCCCGACTTGCCCCCCTTGATGTCGAGTACAGCCCCGACAAATACCTTTTTCTCAACCGTCGAAAACTTGCTTTTTGTGCCCGGTGGAACCTTGAGCAGATTACCCACCACCGGCACATCCCGGAGCATGGTTTCAACCTCGTCTGAGACAAAATCCTTTGCATCACCATCTGTTGGTTGCCATAACGCTATGTTCCGGCGCTTGTGCTCGATACTGTAGCCGATGGTTGCTAACAAACACTTGGTATAGCCCACCCTGGCACTTTTGATCAGGTTGATTTCTTCGATGTCATCATCACACATCCAATTGAGCAGGGCCTTCTGATATGGCAACGTCTCCCATTTCCCCTCGATGCCGGATGATTCCGGGGAGAGATAAAAATACCTGTCAGCCCATTCCGAGCCGGTCAATGGCTCGCGGAATTTTACCACCGACAGGCCGGCGGATATGGCTGGCTGTAGGTCAAAAACTATCGTCATTCTCTAGGTATTCCCAAATAAAGCCGCTCAAGATATCCTCGGCCTCTTCCCACGGCTCACCGTCGTTTTTAAGCTCATCTTTGTACCTGTGGAACTCAGCCAAATCGCTGTCGTTCAGGTTGGCTCTAGCCTCAAGGTAGAGGCCGGACCCCTCGTCTGTGATCTCACTCATAATTGCGTCTCCGCGATGGCATTGCAACACTTCGCAATGGATTTTTTGACCACCTGGATATCGTGGCCGGTAAGCCTTGGGTTTGCCCGTTTCATTTCCAGTGGCAGGGCTTCAAGTTGCGCTACGATCTTCGTGCCGATCTTTTCCAGGGCTCCAGTTAGGGTTGATATTGGCGCAACCAATCCATCGGCTATATCGTTGTCGCGTTTCTTCTCGCGGAGCTGTTCGGCTGTGAGTAGGGCTCGCTGTTGGTCGAGGATAAGGTCTGTTGATTTCTTTTCGGTCGGCGGTTTGGTCTTTTTCAGCCAGCGGACGTAGTCGGTGATTGCTGATAAAGGGAATTTGCCAGACCTTGCCCTTATAATCGTTTTGTCCTTTGTCAACTGGGAGATGCGGGCCACTGACAGGTTGAGGACCGCCGCCAATTCTGGCCCGGAAAACTCGATACTATCAGTTTTATTTATGGTTGTGGCCTTTGGCATCAGCGGTAGTTAAATTGACCTGTGGAAAATTTGGTATGTTGCGATATGGCGAGGCGCGAATCTACC